CCAGAAGAGCTTACGACAAGAAAGGTATCAATCGTAAAGGTAAAGACGTATCACATAATAAGATGTTAAGCAAAGGTGGCTCAAACAAAGACGGCACAAGGCTAGAAAGCCCATCAAAGAATAGAGCAAGAAACGGACAGAAGAAGAAAAAGAAATGAAAAAGAGAGACCCCAAAGTCGGAACAGGTAAGAAGCCAAAAGGATCAGACAGGAGATTATACACAGATGAAAACCCCAAAGATACAGTCCCTATTAAATTTGCCACTGTGGCAGATGCCCAAGCAACTGCTCGTAAGGTTAAGCGGATTAATAAGCCGTATGCTAGGAAGATTCAAATCCTTACTGTGGTGGAGCAAAGAGCCAAAGTTGCAGGAAAGCCAAGGCAAGCCGCCATCGCGAAAAGAGCAAAGCAAGAACTCAGAGCCAAACACGAAGCGAAAAAGGGGGCGACCAAGAAAAAATGACTAGACAGATACAAAACAAACTAAAGAAAGTAGCGAAGGGTCTAAGCAAAGCGTCAAAGACCCATGCAAAACAGGCAAAGACCATACAGTCGGTGCTAAAGACCAAGAAGAAAAAAGTAAAACGTAATGGTAGCTAGAGTAGAAACTATAAAAAAGAAGATCAAGCAAGGTAAGAAGTTAGGGTTTAGCGAGAGAGCCAGAGCCGTTAACAAAGGTATCTTACCTAGCAAGGCAAAAAAGAAAAAGAAGAAATGAGAAAGAGAAATGCAAATAATAGACAACAAGGCTTTACTGCTACGGTTACGTGACCCTGACAAAGTCGTAAATGCTATACCTAAAAGCAAAGCTGTGGGTGACAATCAAGTGGTTGTTAACTGGGGTTTGGAAGAGGCAAGGAGCCTGAATCAGCTAGGTATAAAATCACCATCACCCATAGAAGCAAAATACACATGGACAGGAAGATACAAACCATTTGACCACCAAGTTTCGACAGCATCATTCCTTACTTTACACCAGAAAGGATTTTGTTTCAACGAACAAGGTACAGGAAAGACAGCGAGTGCTATATGGGCATCGGACTTTCTTATAAAACAAGGCGTAATAAACAGAGTGCTTGTAGTATGCCCGCTCTCGATTATGGATAGCGCATGGCGTGATGACTTGTTTACATTCGCTACGCATAGAACTGTATCAGTGGCACACGGGTCGGCTGACAAACGTAAGAAGATAGTGCAAGAAGGCTCAGACTATGTGGTGATAAACTACGATGGTGTGGGTATTGTTCTTGACGAGCTAAAAAAGGGTGGGTTTGACCTGATTATTGTGGACGAAGCTACACACTACAAGAACGCCCAGACAAGACGTTGGAAGCTACTACGTCAGCTGGTGCATGATGACACGTGGCTGTGGATGATGACAGGTACACCAGCTGCGCAGAATCCTACAGACGCATACGGGCTGGCTAAACTTGTAAACCCATACAAAGTGCCAAGGTTCTTTGGTGCATTTAAAGATATGGTTATGTTCAAGGTATCTCAGTTTACATGGAAGATACGTGCTGATGCCACGGACATAGTATATAGAGTCCTCCAACCTGCCATACGATTTACCAAAGAGGAGTGCCTTGACCTACCTCCAATGATATATACTAAAAGACAAGTGGAGCTAACAGCACAACAGAAGAAGTATTACAAAGAACTAAAGACAAAACTTGTGTTAGATATAACAGGTGAACAAATCACAGCAGTAAACGCGGCTGTAACCCTTAACAAGCTATTACAAATATCAGCAGGGGCTATATACACAGACGAAGGTGATGTATTAGAGTTTGACATTAACAATAGATACAAGGTGTTACGAGAGGTCATAGACGAGTCTAGCCAGAAAGTCCTTGTATTTGTACCTTTCAAACATGCAATAGATATATTAACAGATAAGCTACGCTCAGAAGGCATAACAACAGAGGTCATACGTGGAGATGTACCTGCACACAAACGCACACATATATTTAAACAGTTTCAAGAGGATGATGACCCACAGGTACTCGTGATCCAACCACAAGCAGCAGCGCATGGTGTCACGTTAACACGAGCTAACACAGTAGTGTGGTGGGGGCCAACCAGTTCGTTAGAAACATACGACCAAGCAAATGCACGTGTGCATAGGTCTGGACAAACACATAAATGCACTGTCGTACAACTACAAGGTTCTGATGCAGAAAAGCACGTATACAGACTATTAGATAGAAAAATAAACGTACACACAAAATTTATAGAACTTTACAAAGAAGTACTTGACTAAGGTACTTTTTACTATTATATGTTACTATATAATAAGAATAGGAGAGAGACATGGGTGACAAGATAACCCCTGACAAGTTGGCAAAGACGTATCTACGCATACGAGCAGAGAGATCTATGCTGTCAGCCAAGTATAAGGAAGAAGATGGCAACCTTATACGACAGTTAGACATAATAAAACAGGCAATGCTAGATCATTGTGAAGACCACAATGTAGAAAGCGTGAGAACTTCTGAAGGATTATTCTTTCGTTCGACTAAGAAGAAATACTGGGTCAGTGAATGGGATGCAATACACAAGCTTATTGTGGAAGAAAACGCACCTCAGTTACTTGACAAACGTATCAATCAGGCGAACATGAGAGAGTTCTTGGAAGAGAATCCTGATCTCAAGCCAGAGGGATTAGAGATTGAAGAAGAAGTAACAATTTCTGTGAGGAAGAAATGAATGAACCTTTTGTAACAATAGAGGACGTAGCTAAACACTTTAGCGTGTCCGTATCGACTGTTCGTGCTTGGGTAAGTCAGAAACACATACCTGAAGATACTTATGTAAGGATAGGTAAGACTCATAGGTTTCGTCTTTCAGATGTAACTGAAGCACTGACAAAAACATCTAGTAGCCGTAGCGAAGAAACAGTGGGCGAAGATTCACTAGCGGAACTAGATGAAGATTTATAATATAGAGAGAAGGAGAGAAAATGGAACAATATATTATAAAAAACGTAGAGGCTTTGTGGCCTAAGATAAACACAACTTACCACTTTGATAGCAAAGCAGGTAGGTCTGTAACATGTGATGCCACGGCTGATGGCGCAGAATATTCTATACAGTTTCGTATGGATAATGCTACTGCTAAAGATTTATACTTTGCGATGTCTGAAGTATACCAAGCCAACAAGAAAGACAAGTGGGCAGATAAGTTGGAGCGTATGTTTGTCAAAGATGATGAAGGTATGTTTACGCACAAGGCTAATTTAAAAGGTGCGTACAAGAATCAAACCACTGCTAAACCCATACAGGTTGATGCCAAGGGTAACAGATTACCCGCAGACTTCTTGTTGACCACAGGTAGCACAGTTAACATAGCTGTATCGTTTGTTCCATATGACATGGGTGGCAAACAGAATGTTTCACTGCGTCTTAGAGGAGTACAGGTCATAAAGTACATACCTTATGAAGATAAAAATCCGTTTGAAGAAACTGATGGGTATGTGTTTGAGGCGAAAGAGGACAACCCTTTTGATGCAGAGGATACTGAAGTAGAGGACGCTGTGGCAGAGCCAAAGAAAGTTGCTAAGAAGCCCTCCCCTCCCACCAAGGATGCTGATGGCAACTTGAGTTCTATCGTTGACGATTGGGACGATTAATAGAACTACACCACGACTAGGCTTTTGCCGAAAGGATAACGTGCCGTATCTTGTCGTGGTGTCTTCGGCACAAGGTGGGAAAAATGGAAACAAAAGAATTTTTAGAGAAGGTTTTAGGTGATGGATACTATTCTGTGCTGGGTCTTGGTGACAAGAAGGTACAGAGTTTCCATGCAACCATAGACGATGTAATCAAGAAGGCTAACGAGTTAGACGCTGAAGGTGTCAACGCATACTTTGGTTTAGCTACATTCGAAACAAACAAAGACAGACGGGTAACAAACGTAAAGAGTCTTAGTTCTTTTTACTTAGATTTGGATTGTGGTGTCGGTAAAGAATACACCAACCAGAACGAAGCGTTCTTGGATTTAAAAAGGTTTGTAAAAGCAACAGGACTGCCTCGACCTATGCTGGTCAACTCTGGGTATGGGATACACGTGTATTGGGTTCTTACTGAGAGTGTGTCATACGCTGAGTGGCTACCTGTAGCGCAGGCCCTGAAAGATACATGTATACGTCATAACTTGTCAGCAGACAATGGTGTAACTGCCGATGCTGCACGTGTACTTAGAGTTCCTGGAACACAGAATCACAAGCGTGGCACACAAAAACCTGTCATGTTCTTTGGTACAGGAGAGTTTCGTAGCGTAGAGTTTGACGAGTTTTCTAGGCTCATAGGTGCAGAGGGCATCAGCATACCAACCAAAGTAGACAACGAAGAGAACGCATTTAAGAAAGCCATGATAGAGAACTCTGAGAATAGTTTTAGAGTGATACTAGATAAGACTGTAAAGGGTGTTGGGTGTGAGCAGATTAAGAACATCATGGAGAACCAACAGGATATAAGCGAACCTTTATGGAGAGCAGGTTTATCTATAGCCAAGTTCTGTAATGACGCTGACAAAGCTGTGCATAAAATGTCTGAGAGACACCCAGAATACAATCAGTATCTGACAGAAGAGAAAGCAGACCTTATAAAAGGTCCGTATACATGCGCTAAGTTTGCAGAAGAAGACCCAACCACGTGTTCGGCTTGTCCTCATTGGGATAAGATAGCGTCACCAATAGTGTTAGGTAAAGGTATAAAGAAAGCACCTGCGTCAAAGGACATACCGCTATACCCAGAGCCATACTTTAGAGGAGCGAATGGCGGTGTATACATGCGTTTTAAAGACAAAGATGGTAACATAGAGGACAAGGTGATATACCAAAACGACTTGTACGTGATAAAACGTATCATGGACGTGGAGGTGGGCGAAGCCATAGTTATGCGTTTGCATCTACCTCAAGATGGTATAAGAGAGTTTACAGTTCCGTTGACTTCTGTAACATCTAAAGAGGAACTAAGAAAACAACTGTCTATGCACGGCATAGCTGTATTAAGAATGGATGATATAATGGCATACACAACTACATGGGTAACACAATTACAAGCGAAGAGCGTGGCAGAAGAAGCTCGCAGACAGTTTGGGTGGACAGATGATGAGTGCAAAGGCTTTGTGCTTGGTAGTGAGGAGATAACGTTAGACGAAACAAAGTTTAATCCACCCTCTACACCCACAGCAAGTTTGTTCCCGTCTTTTGAACCCAAAGGTACGTTGGAGGATTGGAAAGATACAGTAAACTTTTACAATCGTGATAACTTTGAACTGCATCAGTTTGTTTTGGGTACATCTTTTGGATCTCCACTGATGAAGTTTTCCCCTATAAACTGCGCTGCTTTGCATATATACAGCAAAGAATCAGGTGTTGGTAAGACAACTGCTATGGTAGCAGGGGCATCGGTGTGGGGTAGTCCAGAAGACTTGATTATGCACGAGCGAGACACGTACAACACTAAGATGAACAGGGGTGAGATATACCATAACTTGCCAATGTATATGGACGAGCTTACAAATACTTCAGGTAAAGAGTTGTCTAACCTAGCATACCAACTGACTGGGGGTAGACAGCGTGGACGTATGTCAGCAAGCAGTAACGTAGAGCGTCACAGAGGCGAAGCATGGAAACTACTGGCTGTAACTACAGGTAACACAAGCATGGTAGAGCGCATAAGTATTATAAAAGCCATGCCAAAAGCAGAGGCACAGCGCATACTGGAGTGCCGTGTTAGCCGAATGCAGTTTGAGACAAAAGAAGAAACAGATGTGTTCAGCACCTGCCTACAAAACAACTACGGACACGCAGGTAAAGTTTTTATAAAACACGTTATGGAGAACCTAGAAGAGGTACAGAAGCTGATACGTCAGGTACAGGAGAAAGTGGACGCTAAAGCAGGGCTTACAGCTGAGAACAGATATTGGTCAGTGCTTGTTGCTTGTACGTTGACGGGCATCATACTGGCAAAGCGTTGCGGTCTGGTGCAGTATGACACCAAAAAACTGTTTCAGTGGGCTGTAGAACGTTTGAAAGAGAACAAACGTCAGGTCGAGGACATGAGTATATCTGTCGAGGAGACACTTAACGACTACATACATGAACATTGGAGCAATGTGCTATGGATAAAAAGCACAGAAGACCTGCGTAAACAGGAGGGTGACGTGGCTAACCTTGTTATACCTGAAGCTTTACCAAGGGGTAAACTTGTAGCCCGATACGAGACAGATTTGAAACGTGCCTTTCTTGTGCCTAAACCTTTGAAGGCATGGTGTGGTGAGCATCAGATAAACTATAACTCGTTTCTACAAGACCTCACAACCAAGCTGGGGGCCACAAAGATTAAGATGCGATTGAGTAGAGGCACACACATGAACTTACCACCCACATGGGTTATACAGGTTGACTGTTCTATAAACGATGAGATTACGGCAGGGAATATTAAAATCGGATGATTTAAACCCTGACGGGGTACGAATAGTCGTAAACTGGGACAGTATGGTAACAGGTTCCTCTGTGTTTATCCTCTGTGTGAACGTTCAGGAAGCTGTAAAGCAAATAAAAAACATAGCAAAAACAAAAGGTTGGGACGTTAAGACACACGTGCGTGTAGAGAATAATAAATTAGGTGTTCGCATTTGGAGAATTTTGTGATAAATGTAGGGTGACAGGTTACACTTGTCACTCTCTTTCTCTTATGTGACCATCTTCGGGTGGTCACTCTTTTTACCTCTAAAAGAAAGTATAATCGTCATCAAACTGTTGTTCGTGCAACAAAATTAATTTTTTGTTAGAAGGGGATATAGATATACCATTATGTTGTTGTATGTTTTTAGATTGCTCTATGTGTCTTTGCATAGATTTTTTTACAGAATCCCCTGTTATGGAGGATAGTGGATGACGCTTATTGTGATCCATCATCTCTTTCAAAGCTTTATTCATCTCTTGCGTGTTACCAGATCGAACAGCAGTGTAGTACTTCTTTAATATTTTGCTTTTCTTTTCGTTAACCGCCTTGTCTATGCCCTTCTTTATATTGTTCTTTTCCATAGTGTTTGTATATTCAACAGGAGGAAACCCAAATAAAACACCTGCCAAATCACCTGCTGTTACATCATCAAATATGGGATCTCCTCTTCTCGTTGCATACCCTTCCTCTGTTAGTCTACCACTTACGGGAGTAGGCACTACTTTATATATGTTTGCCAAACCAGGAGGTAAAAAGTTCTCTGTGGCTCTTTCTAACTGACCATTACCCACATCTCTAAAACCCTGTTCTATTCTTTTTACTGTGCTGTATGCAGGTCCTCCAAACATAAAAAACAAAGTTTCCTCTAAAGAAGCGTCTCTGTTATATCTATTCTCGTTTAATAAAAGACCTGTTAATCGTATTCTGGTAGCCACATCAACACCAGTCATAGAGTTTATAGCTCCTTTAAAACCTTGTTCTCCCACAAAACTTCGTACTATGGAGTCAAAATCCTCTTCTTCATCATCTAGTAAAAACAAGTTTGCTAATACTTCGAACGCCCCGTACAGAGGTATACCTTGCGCCCCCGCAAAGAATAGTGCGCTTGCATGCACACCTATTAACTTGTTACGAGCAACTCTTTTAGCTTCTAATCTTTCTGTCTTTTGCGTAGGTGTCTCTCCATCAACAGGGGCAAACATATTGTCTAGGTAATCTTTACTCGTTTGTAACATGGTTGTGTACATTCTTATGCCATAACTTTTATACATCAAAGCTACACGCCCTAGACCCTGCTGCGCCCAACGAGGTGCTGTCTCTAGCACGGCTCCACCGTTAGTTTCTTGTGTTTGTCTTAACGCTTTTAAGGCAGCATCTTTCTCACTCATGCCTTTTTCAAGAGCTAACTCATAACTTGCCATCAAGGTGACTTGTCTGTTGAGCCGCTCCGCTTGGTTAAAAGGTATGGCAGATATGGCAACGGTATTATTCATGAGAGATCGCCAGTCACCCGTTTTTCGTCTCCCTGCTTCGTCGAGACCTAACGCATCCATAATAAAAGATCTGGTTAACTGACCTCTGGATTGTGCTACTTCTACCAACGTTGCAAACTTTTTTAATTCTTGTACCTCTTTTGCAGGTAAGTCCACGCCTGTAACAGACTTTAAATCCTTTTTTAAAACATATTTTCCCTTCACTACCTCAAAGTAATTATCTAAAGAGTTCTTAGCGTTAGCCACACGTCTGTATGCGTTTGCTATAGCTTTACCAGATTTAAGATAACCATGTTCTGCCCCTAGATACGGGTAAACAAACAACGGTATTTGGGATAAGTTTACCACTGCTGATGATACGTTAAATCCTATTGTATACAGAAAGGCTCCTTGGTTTGCGTTCTTAAACCATTTTTCTAACTCTTTATAATTTGCGCCCGTACGTGCAAACTTTGATCTGTCTAATAACTCTTTTGTTATGTTTTGAACGTACTTATTTGTTTTAAGTTCAGGTTCCTTGGATAAACTAAGTATTTCGGATTCTATACCAGCAATCTCTGCACTGTACTCCAGTTTTACTACATCACGACCTAAGTTAAACCCTTTTATTCTGAACGCTTCTAACATATTCTTTCCGTGACCAGGGTTGCCTGTTCTACGTTGTAACGACTTAGCGTACGATGTTTCAGGTAGTGTATTTATAAACAGCTCTACAACACTTTCTTTTAAACCATCAGCCTTATTACCTAGTTTACTCTCGTCAATTATATCCATGACTTGTCTTACAAAAGAGGATGGAGGTGCATTTTTTCTCATGTATTCGTTAAACGCAGATTGAGTTTCATCTACTCTAACCTCCCCATCAGACAGACCTTCTGCCTCTATCTGTGCAGCTCTCCTATCCATCTCTCTCTTTGAAGATACTAGCTCAACAACTAACGGATCTTTTAAGCCTCGTGCCTTTGCATCAGCAGCTATGTAGGATATTTTATAAGTGCCTTGACGAACAAGTGGAAAGTATATTTCTAACTCTTTATCTTTAAATATATCTTCAAAAATGGTTTTTATCTTCGTTTTAGACTCCTCGTTTCCCTCCATCTCTTTATCTATTTTGCCAAATAATATCTTCTTCAATCTTTTAAAATTGTTTTTGTAAAAATTTTTCTGGGTAGTGTACACCTCTTTCCACTTATCTTTCCCAAACTTCTTGTTGAGCTGATCTATTATAGCCTGTTGCTTGTCATACCGAGATGCTAAATCTGCATCGGCAGGGCGTTTACCTAGGGGGTCTATCTGCCATATTGTAGCTCCGAATGTTTCATCGTAGATAAGATCGTTTAATAATGATTCCATACCATCATTATTCTTAAGTATGTTAAGGACTTTTCTCATAGCATCGTCAAACGTTCTATTAGCTGTATCTAAACCACCTCTTTGTCGTAGTAAGGCATCGTTTAACTTAGCTCCTAACCCTTTGAATCCATTTCTATCTGCTAAGTCACCTATAACTAGAGAGTCAGTAAACCCTAGAACAAATTGTTGTAGGTAGTTTTTTAGTCTATAGACTACCTCTGAAAAGCTATCTAACCACTCAATCTTCTCTGTGGATGTCATGGCTTTATCTTTGGCTTGTTGTCCTATAGATTTAAGGACATTCCGTACCCCTACTTGGTCTGATGCCATACGAAACACACCAGCATTTCTGCTATTAGGGGCAGGTGCTAGTATGGATTCTATCAGAGGATCTACAGTATTCAGGGCTGTATCAGCACGTAAGATATCTTGAAGAGGCATGAGTTTAGCCCCTAACACACGCTGTAACATGTTAGCCACTATATTACCAAAACGTCGTAGTGCGCTGAGAGGTTTGCCTTTCGGTGTGATACTTGCCAACTGCTGTCTAAACTCTGTGCTGCTAAACGCTTCAGCTACAAACTCATCTAAGTTTTTAGATCCATACGCTGTATCAAGACTATCTTTCACGTCATTAAATAGTGTGTTGAGTTGTTTTGTTGTGACATTGGACGGCTGGGCTAGCGTAGCAGACGTAAGTGCATGTGTTACCTCGTGCAGTAATACATGAGGGTTCATGCCTCTGTCAGGGTGTAATTCTATTGTATTTGTTTTGGGGTCAAAAAACCCAGCTATATCTTTTGGTAGATTACTGTTAAGAACAACTTTAGTATCTCCCATCTTCGCTGCTAACTTAGAGGCAAGTGTAATCATCTTTGAAGGTATTATGCCGTTCTCGTTTCTCTTACCAAGATATTCAAGAGCTTTTTTAAGTTCACCTGCTTTTAACAATGCTCGCACATCGGGGTGAAACTTTATACTCATACCAAGAACTTCGCTTGTACGTATATTCAAAAAATCAACATTAGCGTCTATGCTATACAAGTTACCATCAGCATCAACAGTTGTTTTCTTGTTACCTAAATTAGCAAGTATACCTGAGTCACTATTTATCTGTTGCGATGCTTTAGCTCGCTCGTCTACCTCTATTTGTTTTAATTTTAATAATGCTTTGTATGCTGATGGAGCATTCTTTTCTATCCATTTTGCAGCGTTATTTGCTCGTATCTGCCCTGTCCCTTGACGGATTCTTTCTGCGGCTAGGAACAACTGTTCAACCTCTGATACAGGTCCTATCCTTTCTTCCATCTTAAGAAAATCATCAGGTCGTCTGTATTTTTCTACGGGTGTGACCTTCTCTTCATATTTAGCCCTACCTGATATAGCATCTTTCATAACTTTGCCAGTTTTTGGGTCTTTCTTCTTTTTTAAACTAATATCCTGCAAAATCATGTCATGTGCTATGACTTCTAAGGCATAACTTGTGTTGCTATATCTTTGAAAATAGTCTCTTGCGGCTTCTGCGGGTCTATCCTTGTCTCTTACTTTTGTCTGCCCTATAGCCAGACTAATTAGCGTAGCTTTATCTCTAGCATTCGTGTCGTCTTCTACTTCTTTTGTGCCTTTAAAGAAGTTTTTATCTATCAACGCAGCATCATCAGAAGCATTTTGCTCAAACCAAGCTGTATGTTTTCGGGTTAAATCTTTTACTTTTGCTTTATCTTTGACTCTTGCCTCTTCTTCTTGCTTCTTGGCAAGCGCCTCTAAAGCTGTATCAGCTTTTTTATCCCTTTCTTCTTTTGTTAGCTGCGCCTTTTGTTTTTGCGCACTACGTGCTACCTCTGCCTCGTCGTCAATTTTTAAAGCTTCTGGTCTTGTTACTTTTGCCTTAACTTCTTTCTGTGTTTCAACCGTCTGTTTTCTTAAATCTCTAAACTTCGTTCGCGCCTCTTGTATAGCTTTGGATCTTTCTCCTATTAGAATCCTTCTCCTACCTGCTAGCTCCTCTTTTAAATTATTTACTATAGGCGATCTAGGACCTTCCTGCGCTTTTGCTTGTTCAATAAGAGGATTATACTTTGCGTCCAGAGCATCGAGTCGTGCTTGGTAACGGTTGTTGATTGTCTTTCTAGTGTCTTGAAAAGGATCGACTAAAACCCTGCCATCATATAACTCGTTAATCTGAGCAGCTGCATCCTCTTCACTAACCTCTACAGGAGCCTTTGTAGGGGTCTTAGCCACCACAGCTTTATCTTGTTTTGTCGTATCAACAAACCCTGCTTCAGGTTCTTTACTTTTAACTTTTTCTTTTTTACCTTCGGTAACTATGGGTGCGGCTTGCTCACCCTTTTCTCGTAAAGCTTCAAGTGCTTCGACCTGTGTCATACCTTTTGGTACTGTCAGGTCATTAGTTTTCATAGCCCGTCTCATTTCGGGAGTGACAGCAAAACTTGTAGTAGATATTCCTTCTTCATCAAGCCTAGATATCAACTTAGCTGCTGTAGGGGTAACTCCTGAGTATCGTTTTACAGGATCTGGCTCTACAGGCACATCTTTAAACTCTATCTTCTTTTTCTCTGGCTCTTTCGCCTCTGTTTTCTTTGGCTCTTTTACCTTTGTTTCTTCTGGTGTGGGCGTTAAAAGGTCTTCTGCCAATGGTCCACCCAGATCTCTTTCAAACTCAGCGTCCTCTTGTTTCTTTCTTTCAGCAATTTGTTCTTGTATCTGCTTTCTAGTCTTCTGAGCTTCAACCTCCTCTGTCTCTGTAAGGTTTCTTGGTTGTGCTTTTTTCTCCTCTAGTGTAGACTTTTCTTTTCTTTTTCTAGTAGCACCAGGTCCAGTAGTTGTTCTAGGAGCATCCACTCTATCGTCTGTAACTTCCTCAATGGCTTCGGTAATCTCTCTATCGGTTGCGCTGAAGTCCTCGCGTTGTGTATCGTCTCTAGGGCGAGTTCTACTTCCTTCGTCGTCAGTCTTTGTAACATCTGCTTTAGCTCCTCTTCTAGGTGCAATCATCTCAACAATGGTTTGCACAAACCCACCTACGCCTGCGCCATAACCGAAAGCCTCCCCAGACCCCTCGAATGCGCCTTGTTCTGGATTGTATATACCCTGCTCAATTAAATTTTGTCCTATCGCAGCTGCATATTCCTGCAGACCCTCAACACCTGCCTCTTGTAATATACGTCCACCTTTGTCAAAGATGTCGTCCGCAGCAGTTTTACCCAAGCCACCTCTTAACTTATTAAGTATCCTTGTGGGAGATATAAGTTCGGATAGTCCTACTCCTGCTCCCAATACAGCGGCTTTTGTTCTTTCCCCCTCTGTAGCTTCTGATTCTCTAGC